CCTTGAATGCCTTGAGCACCGGTAACACCTTGAGGCCCAGTTACTGAAGCTTCTCCTGCAGCACCTGTAATGCCTTGAGGACCTGTAGAACCACTAGGACCTATAGCCCCAGTAGCTCCGTCGGCACCATCGGCACCAGTAATGCCTTGAATGCCTTGAATGCCTTGAATGCCTTGAGCCCCAGTAGCACCGTCAGCACCTGTAATGCCTTGAGCACCTGTAGCACCTGTAGCACCGTCAGTACCATCAGCACCTGTAATACCTTGAATGCCTTGAGCACCTGTAGCACCGTCAGCGCCAGTGATACCTTGAATGCCTTGAGCACCATCAGCGCCAGTGATACCTTGAATGCCTTGAGCACCATCAGCGCCAGTGATACCTTGAATGCCTTGAGCACCTGTAGCACCATCAGCACCATCAGCACCAGTAATACCTTGAATGCCTTGAGCACCGGTAGATCCTTGAATCCCTTGAGCACCAGTAGCACCATCAGCCCCTGCGGGGCCTGTAGTATTTGCATCAGTGCCATCAGCACCTGTAGGGCCTTGAAGGCCAGTAACACCTTGTACGCCTTGAGCACCATCAGCACCCGTAACACCTTGAATTCCCTGAGCACCCTGAGCACCTGTAGCACCTTGAATGCCTTGAGCACCTGTAGCGCCTGGAGCTCCTGGAGCTCCTGTGGGCCCGGTAGTATTTGCATCAGCACCTGTAGCGCCTGGAGCTCCTGTAACACCAGCAGGCCCCGTAAGTCCTTGAACGCCTGTAGCACCTGCAGGTCCTGTTACATCTGAAGTACCTGCAGGACCTTGAATTCCTTGAGCACCGGTAATGCCTTGAGCACCTGTAGGGCCTATAGAGCCGTCAGCACCCGTAGCCCCCGTAGCGCCATCAGCGCCATCAGCACCATCAGCACCATCAGCACCAGTAGCACCAGTAGCACCAGTAATACCTCCGGATATAGAGCCGGTAGCTCCTGAACTATCTATCTGAACCAGCGATCCTCCGGAGCTACTTAAGGTTACTGCGTCTGAATCGGTACCAATAACTATAGAAGATGCATTTAATTTTGCTTGCCCACCTCCAGCAGTTGCAGTAACATTTAGACCCCCTGTAGGCCCCGATACTGAAGTTAGAGTGGTATCTCCCATAATTAAGGAGTTCCCGGACAGATAGAGATCTCTCCAGCGATTGGTAGGTGTACCTAGATCAAAAGTTTCATCACTACCAGGACTAATATGCGATTGCATATTAGCCAGAGATATGGAACCTGTTGCAGGCGCAATAGTAGTATCGACGGTAATTTCTGTACCGTCGGAAAGAATTATAGTAGTGGCCATATTATTTAGTTACTTCTGGAGAAACAAGTGCCTCCCCCTGCAGAAGTCTAGTAACTGCTGCATCATTTGTAGTAAAGATTTCTAAGTCATAGTAGTATTTTTTTGGAGTTAAGGATTTAGTAGTCTCATTTGTCAAGGCCATCTTTACAGTTCCGGCAGCCGCACTAACTATAGTGCATACAAAATCTGCAGCTTTAGTAGTATTATGGGGTCTTTCCCTTAGTTGCGCGCGCGCGGAATAGTTTGTAAGGTTAAACGCCGAACCGTCTTCCTTAACGGTAAACTCTAGAGCAAAGTCTGCTCCTTGGTCTATCACTATATTATATTTGCCTGCTGCCATATTAATCTCCTAATCGAAAAATTATATCAAAATTAACTCAGGGAGTCAAGAATTATTTTTTCTAGCCTTTACCTCTTCTTGTATGATAAATTAAAGTAAATTTGCCTATTAGCTCTAGGTGTTCCGTAAGAACTTTCAACTACAAAAACAAAGGTAATAGTAGCAGAATCTATAGCATATACAGACCCTGAAGCCCACTGCCCCAAGCTGCTAGAGGCATCATTATATATATCTAATAAAGTCCAGGTTCCTATTCGCGACCTAATATTTTCAGCATCAGTTCCGGCATCTTTCAGTTGCTCAAAGTCAGGAAGAACACCGTTATCACTGAAAGATACCCACTGACCCTCTTGTACATCGGTACTTGAAGCATTTAGAGTTATGTCACCTTGCGCATGAACCCAGTCCCCTGTCTCAACTATGTATACTTGCTGAGAACTAATAGTAGGTGCACCGCTAGCACCATTCCATCCTCCATTACCAGAATTTGCAGGTACTGCAAAAGCTGAAGTGGAACTAACTGTCGCACCTGCAGGCCCTGTTGCTCCTATAGCACCTGTAGCACCTGTAGCACCGACAGCACCTGTAGCACCTGTAGCACCGACAGCACCTGTAGCACCTGGAGGTCCTATGGAGCCCTCTGGGCCAGTAATACCGCTACTGCCTCCTCCTATAGAATCATTATTGCCGATACTACCTGCAGATGTTACTAAAAGCTCGGTAGCAGATAAGGCAGTTCCTATTTTAGGGTACTTATCATTGACAACATTCGATAAAGTTCCATCTGCCTGAAGGTATATCTTATCCCCTGCAGTTAATCCAGTCTGATTTTTATCTACCCCTAAGATTTTCACATTTACAGTATCTCCGGCTGCAGAAGCACCGTTTTGAGCTATGCCTATGAAAGTATTGGAATTTGTTTCTGTTAGTCCAGAGGGGGTAAATAGCCCTGTATATACGCTACTCAATATTTGTGTGGAAGTAAAATAGTTTTCTTGGTCTTGAATTACGTATTTATTTTCAATACCCGTCCATGCAACAGCACTAACTACAGCATAACGAGCAGAGCTAGGAAGATTTGAACTACTAGTTGCTGCGGGTTTGGTTATGAGTTCTAATTCTGCTCCTACAGATACAGCATGGGTAGTAGAATCTATAACTACAGTTTTTACTACGGCGGTTCTATTTCCTCCATCCTGACTCAACCCTACTTGACTGCTTTTGGTAATTATACCTGTGCCGCCTGTTACATCAAAAGCTAAAAAACAGTCTATGTCACTTACTCCTACAGTTGCTGAAGAAGTTAGTGGTTGGGTATCCGCTCCATAAATTTCAGTAGGAGTTGTATTAACCATAGACAAACTTGTAGGGGATGCGATAATAGAACTTATATATACTTTCCTATCACTTGTATTTACATAAGGTATCGCCCAAATGTCATCTTGCCACTGAGTACACATATGATCATCAGGGTGTGAGTCATCAAAAGGATTAGTGCTACCAAAGGTACGTTTAGGATTGACAGTTTGATATACACTATTAGGAACTACATTAGCTAAAGATAATTCTGAGTACCATGTAATAGAAGTTCCTGCTTCATTTATTGAGCCATAGTTAGCATACAAAGTGCCTGAAGAGGAGTCTAAGTAAAAAGAAACTACCTTTGAATGCTTTCTATCCCAGATTAACTTTTTAACATTTCCTGTAAAAGAAGGTATAGCTATTTGATTACTAGAATTTCTAGATATCGCATTAGTAGAAGGATCTACTGAAATCTTTTCTAAGGTTCCATTGTCTAGTACTATAAAAACATTACCCCCAAATTTTGTTAGGGATAAAATAGTTCGTCCATTTTCTACGCCAGGGGACTCTCCTGTAGTACTTCCATAATTTATAGTTTGTTCAATACTATAGTTCCCGCCGCTACTTCTCTCAATTCTGTGCAATCTAGTACCAATTCCAGAAGTGCCGTTGCTACTATTAAGGTCACTTCTTTCATAATCTACCAGCATTACCCACTGGTTTTGGGCAATATTTACTATGCCCCCTACTTTAGTTGGAAACTCTACTGCTTTGCCCGGCTCTTGATTGCTTCCTGAGTTTTGTGTAGGAAAAACTAACGGATAGGCAGCCCCATTTTTAGCTATAAGAGTTGATGTTGCCGCATTAGGAGCTACATCAAATAAAGTAGGCATATTATCTTCAGTTCTTATAGTTATTGTATCAGGACCGTTCGTATAAGTAGAAAATCCGTCTCCAACAGCTCCGTACATAAAGGGGAATATATCCTCAGTAGTATCATACCCATTACTAAACCAGTTTGGATCCCAAGGTGCAGCAAAAGAATCGAATTTAGTTCCGGAATTAGTACCTTGTGACTGTCTTCCTGTAAGAGTTCCATTAGCCGGAGAAGATGTTCGACTAGTTAAATAACCGCCTTCAACTGTAGTTTCTTTTATAGGAGATACCTTGCTAGGGTCTCCTTGCAGAGTAGCTACCGGATCTCCTGGTTGAATTCCAGTTGCACCACTAGGTCCCGTAGCAAACTCTAGTTTTAAATCTACCTGTTCTGCAGACAATGTTTCTGTACTTGCAAAGTTGCCATTAGTAATGGACATCAGGTCAATAGAAGTAACCTCTGTCATCGAAGAGTAGTTTGCTACAGCAGTTGGATCCGTAGCATCTTCAATAAAATCTTTTATCGTCCAGCCTTGGTACTGAATATTATCACCCAGAATATAAGCATATACAGTAACATCAGTTCTATTTATGTAAGCTTGTAGAACTGCCCCATCTGCAACTCCATTTTCTTTTATTCGTAGTTTTAGTATAGGAACATCTGATTTTGTATTACTTTGTCTTACAGAGTGTAGCACAGTTATAACTGAAGACTGGACGTCAGCGTTATTATTATCGTGTAAAGAAGTTACATGAAATACCACACTTTGATTGTAGTAAGAGTCATCGGGGCCACTAACCCTTAAAGCCATTTTTGCTGTGCCGCGGTTATGATTACTCACACCAGAACTTCCGGTTCCAGGTATTATAGCTATAGTATGCCAACCGACAGAAGTTACTTGCTCTGATACATAACTACTCTTAACTACATCAGAAGTCCCTCCTGTAGTAGCGCCTCCCGCACTTGTGCTAGCTCCTGTAGGGCCTGTTGCTCCAGAGGGACCTGTAGGGCCCTGGGCTCCGTCTGCTCCGTCTGCTCCGTCTGCTCCGTCTGCTCCTGTTGGACCTTGATCTCCTTGAGGACCTGCAGGTCCTTGTGGTCCTTGTGGCCCTTGTGCACCATCAGCACCATCAGCACCAGCGGGGCCTGTGGGTCCTGTAGTATTTGCGTCACTACCTGCTGGTCCCTCTGCCCCTGTTGAACCTTGTGGTCCGGTAGGTCCAGTATTTCCTGCTCCCGTAACGCCGGGAGGACCAGTAGGGCCCTGGACAGTAGAATCTGCTCCGGTAGGTCCTGCAGGGCCATCAGCACCATCAGCACCATCAGCACCATCAGCTCCATCAGCACCAGCAGGCCCTTGAATGCCTTGAATGCCTTGAGCACCATCAGCACCCGTAGCACCTTGAATGCCTTGAGCACCCGTAGCACCAGTAGGGCCCGCTAAAGCCACATCAGCTACGGTACCTTTTACAACAGCAGAAGCACTAACATCATATACTGCTAAAAAGTCTGTACTTTCAAAACCTGTTTCTGTAGTTAACTCATTAATATCTAAATCAAAAGTATTTCCTACAGCATCATAACTTACTCCCGTTCCGTCAGGAATATTTAGAAGGTCAGTAAAATCTCCAGAAGTAGCAACATCAGCTAGTCCTTGTAAATCAAACCATTCAAAGGAAGTGCTAAATGTAACTGTTTGACTTCCTGCTCCGTTTTGTATAACAGTAAACTTTACGGCCCAAAAAGGATCATCACTTGCTGCATCTAGAGAGGGAGGCTCATGAGACCAATTTGTTAGTATAGTTCCAAATACTCCTGTGGTAAAATTATAAGTATGAGTATTAGCAGCCGCAGGAGCAGTAGGGGCATTAGCAGAAGCGGGGGTATAAAATAAAAACCCTACTACATTCTTTTTATCTAAATTAGTTGTAGAAATAGCTTTAAATGTAGGACTAAACTTTACTGACTGATTATCATTTATTTTATCATAGACATAGTATCTCGAACCCCAAATAGGAAGAGTAGAATCTCCATCAATCGCAGGAGGCACATGAGACCAGCCCGTAGCAATATTATTAAAAGTAGAATCGTCAAAATCGTAAGAGTATGTTGTAGAGCTCGTAGGATTGGCAGGTCCTGTAGGCCCTTCAGGGCCGGTAGCAGTATAGTACAGTATACCTTCTACGTCTCTTGTGCTTAAGCCTGCAGCACCGCCAGAGTCTAAGGTAGTTTGCCCTTCTAAGTAGTATTCGCCTCCAGTTCTATAGATTCTTGCTAGAATAGAGTCTAGCTCATAGTCGATCTCTATAGAAAATTTATACGCAGTAACTGCGGAGAATGCCGTGGGGGCACTTTGACTTATTTCTAATTCAGTATCACTAATAATATTAGTAATTCTTGCTCCAAAAGTAGTACCAAATAAAATATACTCGCCTACCAAAAAGTTAGTAGTAAAAGAGGTTCCAACTCCAGTAACAGTACTTTTTGTAGCTGCTATGCTTACAGTGCCCGCTATGGCAGTTACACCCGTACTATCTGTAGTTTCTTTTATCCAAGAGACTTCAGTTGTGCCATATTCAAAATAGTCTACTGCAAGTAAGGGGTCGGAACCTATAGCGCTATAGTCAAAGTATAAGAATGCGTCTTCTCCATTCGATAAAGAAAATTGCTGCTGAGTCTGGGCCGTACTTCCATTTTGTATAGTTGCTGCGTCTCGAATGTCTCTAGTAGGTGGAGTAAATACATAATCATCATTTACTAATTTAAGAAGTCCCGCCGTATTTTTATCCAAATACATTCCTGTACTTAGAGAACCACCTTTAGGTATATTAAGGATTGTTCTAGTAATATCTATTGCTTCGCTAGTAGTTATACTTTTAGTAATAAACGGCGATTTTTTCCCTAAAGTATTTATTACTCTGACAGATATAGTATAGGTACCCTCAGGTACTCCTTCAAATGTAAAGTCTGTGGCATTTTTAGACACACGCACAGGACTTTCAAATCCAGGTATTTGATGCACAAGTTCGTATGCCTGTATGTCTTCATAGACCGTTGCTGCATTAGTGAGGGAAGTTGGTGGATCCCAGTTTACTACAATATAATTATCTGCTATTGACATTATTATTTCCTATTCGTTAGCAAAAGACAGTGTTAGATTAGATACTGTAGGGATTATATCAGTACTAGCTGGTCCCTTGAAATCCTCGTTGTCTACGGTTAAATTGAACTTGCCTTCTACGCTTGCAAATTTAGAGTTAAAGTGTTCTGCGGCAGACACTTCCCAAACTAACTCTTGTGTTTGAGTTACAGAAGTAACAAGATATTCCTTACTAGAGGAGGACTGTAATATGTTATTGTTTCTAGAGCTCAAAGTCCACATACTACCTCTGGTAGGATTTGTCGAGAAAGCGGTTGATACAGTTAGAGAGTCTACGGTGCCGGGACTAGTAGACACAGCTCGTGACTCTACGTGAGTATCGGGCTTCCAACTTACATTGACCGGTCTATTACTGTCTGCCTCGTCCGTAAGATTATTTACAGAAGTCTCAGTTAGATCACTACCATTATTAGTCGTAAGAATTACGTCTCCCTTAGTATATGCAACTGAGTTTATAGTTGCAGAGTCATCGACCAATATAGCTGCAGGAGAGAAAAACAAGACATTTAAAGTATAATCGTATCCGGACTGTAATACTATGTTTCTATCAATTGCAACGGTAGTAGCATTTACGGTGCCAGTAGTTAAGGCTATACGACCTGACAGTTCAGTATTGTCTAAGTTAGCATCTTGTATGGTTATAATATCACCCGGATTTAAAAACGAAGCATTTATGGAGGTTGCAAAACTCACGGATCTGGTTTGTAATCTATCCGTAAAGAGCCTCCATCTTCCATACCTTTCAGCCTGAGACCTAGACGTACACCCAAACGCAACTGTTTCTTTGCTTAAAACAAGCCCTCTATCTAGTATGTTCTCTGTATCTTCTACCAGTACGAAATCTTGTTGATAGTCTAAGTCTGGATTATTCCAAACAACCACGTATTGATTAGGTCTTTTCTTGTATTCACTAGACGAATACGAAAAATTTCCGTCTATAACATTACCTCTGCCAAAATTATAAACAGGAGCGGAAGGCTGATCGGCAGTTAAGTACATCTCTCCATCAACCCAATGTAAGAGACCTATAAAATTAGTTGCTAAATCTTTTATAACTTTTCTAGCTCCTGCTTCCTTTTGCAGAACTAAGTTACATGTGTATCTAGGCTCTTCTCCTCCTTTCCCGTCCGGTACAAGTTCATCACAGTATTTTGCAACCCTAAAGAAAGACCATTTGTCTACAGTATCTACAAATCTTCCTAAACCATATCTCTTGCTATGTATCAAATCATATAAAACCCACGCAGGATTATTTGTGTATACTCCTTCTCTAAAAGTGCCATCCCAGTCTTGGTAAGAAGACTGAATATTACCGCTAGAGTCTCTATTATAGGAAGCCACTCCCGAAGCTGACTCTTCTCTAGTTTCATAGTTGGAAGGTACTTTTACCTTGCGCCCCCTTATTAAGTAAGAGCGTGTAGGCATACTCGAGTATGCTTTAGAGTCAAAAGTTATTGCAGCATACGCAGTGTATGGATAGTTTAACTTTTGTTTAATTATTGAAGTTATAGAAGCTAAGGAACAAGGAGCTCTTAGTCTCCATCTATATAAGACTCTACTAGACTCTAAGCGTTTTCCGTCCGAATCATATGTAGAAAGAGGCTTTCCAGCAACATTCCCTAAAGCATATCCAGCTCCACTAGATGCTGTTATTCTTTTTATTTTCACTTTCCATCTATCGAAAGGCTGAAAAGCTTCAAGATTTATATTTTCATCTATAGAAAAAGCTTGAAGAGCTTTATATTTGTGCTCTATGATAGGCAAAGTAACATCTGTGTAAGTAGCCCCACTATCCCTACTGTAAGAGAAGTCTACTAAAAAAGCTGAGTATCCTCCGTACTGATTACCATTCTCATAATGCTGCTGAACTAAAGTTGAGTACTCAAAAGTAAGAACTAGCTCGTCAACTTCGCCTGAGTTAGTTAGTCCTAAATCTGAAACGCTATCAACTATATAAGTAGAATCTGTGCCCTGACTTTCAGTATGATCATAAATTCCGCTTGATCTATTATCATCTGCAAAGTACTGATAATAGTCAGAGTGTAATTCTAAAGTCCTATCTAAGCCAGAAGTTCTACTTATAGAACTTCCTTGCAAGTTTCCTATCTGTCGTATAGGTTCTTGGTCCACATTTCCAGTTCTAAACTGTAAAGTGCTTCGTGGAACCTTTTTTAGGTCAGCTGCGCCTGACTGATACTGTGCAGTACTAGTAGGATTAAGCACGCTAGCAGTACCTAGTGCTAAATTATATGTTCCTGAGCTAAAAGGCCACGGTTCCGTTAGTACTAGAGTGGTACTTCCGGAAACGCTATCTACCTTTACCTGATATACTAAAGCTCCGGAGGCATTTGAAAAAGGAAATATAATACTTCTAGGTACTAGTGCAGTAGTAGCAGTTGGTCTAGCATACACATTATAGTATATATCTAAGCCGGTAGGCCCTGCGCCTATAACTTTAATAAAGTTATTCCACCCCCAAGCCCCAGAAGTACTAGGAGGGGTATCAAGTACTTCCGAAGGTATTCCTCCAGAGGCAGTTATAGTGTTACTGCCAATAGTACCCGTGAGCCCCGTTATTGCCTTTGCATCATCTATGAAAAGTATTCTTCCTACGGCACTAGATAAGGTACTAGAAGCGGAAACTGTTGCATTGGCGCTTCCACTAGTTAGTTGTATTGAAGTGCCAAAACTAGGAGATCGAGTCGTGTGCTCAATACTATTTACTTCAACCATGGGGTCATTATCGAGAAAAACTGAAGCATTGCCATCGACTAACCCTTCTATTGGTCCTTCTGATATAACATCCCATATAGAGATAGTTTGTCTAGAGTCCTGCCCGCTTAATACCTCAGATTTGCCCCCATGGTGAGCTTCAAATATCTCCGATAGTGCCGTAAAAAAAGCCATACTATTCTCTCCCTGCGTAAATGTTACCTTCAGTATCACTAGACATTTCTACAGAGTCAAAGGGGCTGGATACTATCTGTAAGTTCATAGGAAATCCTCCAACTCTCATTTCTCCGTATACAACAGGTAAAGTTTTGCCTGATAAAAATCTATTTTGAGGGCCCTGAAACAAGTAGGACTCTTCTCCCTCTTCGATTTCTTCTGCATCCGGAGCAAGTAATTTGGCTACACCGTCTATAATTTTAGTAGTAATATAACTTTTTATAGCAAACTCAGCTACGGTAAATATAGCTGAAAAAATTGCAGATAGTGTAATTCCGAAAAGTGCTCCTGCAGGTGCGACACTCAACAGTACATCCCCATCTTCTAAAGGAAATAAAGGGCCATCACCTTCAGTTAAATACTTTCCAGCATTATAGACTCTTATATCTAAGTCCCTCTCTTGTAGGCTTATAATATATTTTCTAAATCCAGGCCTATTTGCTTCTATACCCCTTACTAGATCTTGGAGGCTATCTGTATCAAGCACAATGCTATCTCCAAACTTCTCTTTCATTTCCCCTGTAAAAAATATATTTCTTTTCATTATGAATTCTCTAAAATTAAGTCAAAATTTAGTATTACTTTATTATTTGAATTTTGATTTGACGTTGCTCTAAAGTCTATGTCTGTTTTCTCTTCTAATCTAATCGGAGCAAAGAAATCTTGAGTTATGGTAGTTTCTAAAATAGACATTTCGCTTTTTAATCTAAAAACCGATCCAAAGTCTCTGGTAAAGAGTTCAGCTAAAATACTATCGTTATTGCCGCAGCCTACAGTATATCTAACTAGATACCCAACTTTATCCCTAGGTATTGTATAAACGGCCATTAGAGTCTGTGCCTTTCCTGCATCTACCTTAGCTACTATAGTTCCTGCATTACTGCCTGCCCTAGCATAAATGGCTGCAGAATTTACAATGTCAGCTTTCATCCTAAAAATTCTAGAAAAACTTTGAGCACTGTTACTACCTATAGCAACTGTTTCTGTGTATTCGTTATAGTCAGTATCTAGTCCTGAGATTTCAACATTTCCTACATCAGTTCCTGTTATGTATATAGTATTGGGAAAAGATGCCCAAGGATACAAACCTCCTTCAGACCAAACAGTTTCAGCCGATGTTCCTACTGCAGGATTTGATCCAAACTTATGTAAAGAATCTAAGTATGCGGGATGGGTTGATCTTTTTCTACTAATGTCCAATCTAGTGCTCATTATTTCTCCGGATAAACTACTGTGAGTTTCATTTTTGGATAACTAAAAATCCAATAAGGTATTTGTAACGCCTTACAAGCCTCGATATCTTTAGGGCTAGGCTTGCTGTCGCTGTCCACATGATTGTGGATAATTCCTTCTATATTAGAGTAAAGCATATGATATACGAATACGCTTTCTTCTATCTCAAAAGAATCTTCAGGACTTTCCGATATATTTTTAGAGGGAATCCACTCTAAATGTCCTTGTTTATTTTTTATTACTAAGCCGCAGCCCTCCTCAGGGTACGCTGCATCAAAGTGTCGTTTAATTGAATCTAAATCTATCATCGCAGTAGTTTCTTTGCTAATCCTGGAAACCCTCCGAAAGGAAGAGTTTTCGTAGTATCTGTTGTAGTATTGGGTACAGTACTGGCTGCAGAGCCAAGAGGTTTGATGCCATATCTAATTGCACATGAGTTTAATTTTTTACCGCAAACATCTCCTAAAGTCCAGAAAGCATTAAAGCCAGGAGCTTCTCCCGTGATAGTATTGGTTACTTGCCATACTTTTCCGTCAGAGTCTCGTACATATTCATTGTGTTGGGTATCTTCAAAACTATAGTAGGTAGCTGATGCATTATAGGCATCATATACTCTTACCCGTCTAAAATTAGAGTTTGTATCAGACGGAGTTCCTGGAGAAGCTGTAGTTGTAGCAGCCTGCCAGTAGTTATCTACAGTAACAGAGCTAGTAGCTCCATTAGATGCAAGTCTAGTCTCCGTACTTGTAGTTTTGTATAAAGTATTTTCTGTAACGGATCCACTTGTGTAAGTTGTAAAAGTAACCGAGGAATCAACTATAGGCTCGTCTTCTACGTTAAAATAAACTCTATAAGAGATTCCACCTACGACCCAGTTTCCTGCATCAGGCCAATAGCAAGCAGAGTATTCAGGGCCTATATTTGGTAAGTTAAGTCCCTTATACACCCAAGAGCAAAGATTAGCAGTAGCCCTTCTATTAGGTATAGTTATTCCTTGAGTATCAAAGGGGCTTGTAAGCTCATATGTTATGCTTTCTCCTTGCAGACTTGTTATACTCTCTATTAGATATGTTGATTTGGGAAACTCGACAGGAGGGTTTCCTACGCCGGTATCTGCAGACCCTCCGTTTAAGTATTTTGCGAGTGTAGCTCTAATAGTTACTTTTTTCCCTACTAAATCTCCGTAGTTGTAAATGTTTGCTGATGCAAGATCTGAAGATAAAGTAGTTGCAATAACACCTATACTTAGAGAAGGTCGCTCTGGAGACCCCATCGAAGTTCTACTTTCTCCGGAGGCTTTTATGGGCATAGCAGTATACGTTACTTGGCTATAAGGACTATTGTAGTCATACCAAGTAACATTTGCTAAAGAACTAGATACGCCGTTGTGGTATCTTAAAGTGACTGTAGAGCTAGCCTCTATATCATAAAAGTAAACCAGCGAGCCTAGCGATTGCTTAGCAGAATCTGTTGCTATTAAGTTTGTCATGATTCATAAACTCTTCTAAATGTTGCCGAACAAGTATAAAACTCTGAATTCATAAAAGTAGTATTGTAACTATCGCATACAACTTTTATAGTAGTCTCATTACTAAGTCCATTTGTATCGGGTACTGTAAAATCGAAAGAAGTTATTCCCTTTTTTACTGAAAAGAAACTTACAATATTATCAATCTCTGATTTCTGTCTACTGCTAAAAGTAACAGAATATTGTTCTCTAAGCGAGTTTATTCCATTAGCAGCGCGCTGTTCATACCCGTCCCCGAATTTTGCAAGTAACACTTCCGGATCACTTTGACGCCTCATGTCATTGTCAGGAATTACCTGTATGTCTCCGCCTGTTTCGTTATAACTCTCTGCTTGTGGTATAGTAAATCCGATCGCCATATTATTAACTACCTATTAAGAAGTCCGCCTTCTCTTGTTTGAATTAGTAACTCTTCTTGGATAGCCTTTGAAATTGCTTCCCCAAACATTCTACCTTTAACCTCAGAATCTCCTCCAGTATTACTAGTAGCATTTCCACTTTGATCTATATTTACATTAACAGATACAGTATTTACCGTAGAATTTGAGCCTTGCATCTGTACAGGGATCTTCTTGCCGTCAGGAAGAGGAACTACTGCTTCTGTACCGTGTAAAATAGCAGGATACCCTGAGTCTCTGCCTTTAGCTATTCCGCCTCCGGAGTACATTTTATCGTAATGTCCTCCTCTAGCAGAAACAATCCCTCCATTTCTAAAACCAAGAAACGAAGTGAGTCCACCAAATATAGACGAAATTACTCCTGTACCGCCTCCTGCACCTCCTGCACC